ATGGATTTCTTAAAAGAAATAGTTAAAGAGATAGGAGATGAATATACGCAGATTGCGTCAGACATTGACGAAACTGAAAGATTCATTGACACAGGATCCTACATTTTTAATGGACTCATTAGTGGGTCTATTTTTGGCGGTGTTTCTAGTAATCGCATTACTGCTATCGCTGGTGAGTCGAGCACTGGTAAAACTTATTTCTCGCTTGCTGTTGTCAAGAACTTTTTGGATACTAATCCTGATGGGTATTGCCTCTATTTTGATACTGAAGCAGCAGTCAATAAAGGATTACTGGAGTCTCGTGGAGTTGATACAACACGGTTGGTTGTTGTCAATGTCGTTACCATAGAAGAGTTTCGTAGCAAGGCACTTAAGGCAGTTGATATATACTTAAAAAAAGATGAAGGAGATCGCAAACCTTGTATGTTTGTTCTTGATTCTCTCGGCATGCTTTCTACAGAGAAAGAAATTCGTGATGCTTTAGATGATAAACAGGTTCGTGATATGACCAAATCACAACTTGTCAAAGGTGCATTCCGTATGCTCACCTTAAAACTTGGTCAAGCAAACATACCACTTATAGTTACTAATCATACCTACGATGTCATCGGATCTTATGTCCCAACTAAAGAAATGGGAGGAGGCAGTGGCCTCAAGTATGCCGCGTCTACGATCATTTATCTCGGCAAAAAAAAGGAAAAGGATAAGACAGAAGTTGTTGGAAACATTATTAAAGCTAAGACGGTTAAATCCAGGCTCAGCAGAGAAAACCAACAAGTCGAAATAAGACTCTTCTATGATGAAAGAGGACTTGACAAATACTATGGTCTTCTTGAATTAGGAGAGACTGCAGGATTGTGGAAGAATGTGGCAGGTCGATATGAGATTAATGGTAAAAAAGTGTATGCGAAAAACATATATTCTGAACCTGAGAAATACTTTACTGAAGATGTTATGATTAAACTTGACGAAACAGCACAGAGGGTATTCTCATATGGAGCGAATTGAAACAACGATTCTACGGAATCTTTTACATAATGAAGACTATGCTCGAAAAGTAATTCCTTTTATCCAACCGGATTTCTTTGAGGAAAAGAGTGAGAAGATTATATTTGACGAAACTGTTTCATTTATTACGAAGTATGATAATTGTGTAACTGTCGAAGCACTAAATATTGAGGTTGAGAACAGGACAGACCTTACTGCAGAAGAAGTAAAAAGTATTGTTAATATCAGTACAGAATTGAATGACTCCCCCGTTGATTCGCAATGGTTACTGGATACAACTGAAAAGTGGTGTCGTGACCGTGCGATTTATCTTGCCTTGATGGAGTCAATTCATATTGCTGATGGTAATGATGAGAAGAAGAATCGTGATGCGATTCCAAATATTCTATCTGATGCTCTTGCTGTTTCTTTCGACAATAACATAGGACACGATTACTTAGAAAACTATGAAGACAGGTATGAGTATTACCACAGAACAGAAGACAAGATCCCCTTTGATCTTGAATACTTTGACAAAATTACCAAAGGTGGTTTACCTAATAAGACTCTTAACATCGCGTTGGCTGGTACAGGTGTCGGGAAGTCTTTATTCATGTGCCACCATGCTAGCTCCGTGTTGTTACAAGGCAGGAACGTACTCTATATTACAATGGAAATGGCAGAAGAGAAAATTGCTGAACGAATTGACGCAAACCTCTTGAATGTGCCAATTCAACAATTGGCAGACCTTCCTAAGAATATGTTCGATAAGAAGGTAACTAAACTAGCAGACAAGACACAGGGTACACTTATTATCAAAGAGTATCCAACTGCTGCTGCACACTCAGGACATTTCAAAGCATTACTAAATGAACTAGCGTTGAAAAAATCCTTTAGACCTGATATAATATTCATAGATTATTTAAATATTTGTGCCTCATCAAGATACAGGGCGAATGCCTCAGTCAACTCTTACTCGTACATTAAAGCGATTGCGGAAGAACTTCGGGGTCTTGCCGTGGAAGCGAATCTACCAATTGTTAGTGCAACACAGACGACTCGTAGCGGCTTCGCTTCTTCTGATGTTGATCTCACCGATACCAGTGAATCCTTTGGTTTACCCGCTACTGCTGATCTTATGTTTGCCCTCATCTCCACGGAAGAACTCGAAGGGTTAAGTCAGATCATGGTGAAACAATTAAAGAACAGATACAATGATCCTACGATTCATAAGAGATTCATTGTAGGTATTGATCGTGCGAAGATGAGAATATATGATTGTGAACAAAAAGCACAAGAAGATGTGCTTGACTCAGGGACTAATGAGGAGTATAATGAAGAAAAGATTCCTAAAAAATCATTCGCAGAGTTTAAATTCTAATGACAAAGAAAGTTGATCTCAATAGATACGCTGATTTCGTGGATGGTGTCACATCCAATCCCAGTAAAGATTATAAATCTTTCCTTGATGCTATTAAATATCTTGATGGAGAAGGTTCCAATATTCACAGGCTTCTTACTGCTGCTGTTGGTATCTCTGCTGAAGGTGGTGAATTTATGGAGATCGTTAAGAAGATGGTTTTCCAAGGTAAGCCTTGGAACGACGACAATCGAGAACATCTTATTATTGAGTTGGGTGACGTTCTCTGGTATGTAATGCAAGCATGTAAAGCACTAGATGTTTCAATTGATGACGTAGTATCTGGTAACGTAGATAAATTAAAGAAGAGATATCCGGGTGGAGACTTTGATGTCTACTATTCAGAAAACCGTAAGGAGGGAGACAGATGACTCAATTAAGAGATCAAATCATTAATGCTTTAATTTCACACGCAAGAGGTGACATTGAGAAGTATAAAGCAAATGTAGAGGTCTACTTAAACAACCCTGCAGGTATAGGTGAGCACTCAGATGTGATGGAAGCAGTTGAGCAAGAGTTAGATAAGATTGCTAGATATCATGACCAGATTGAAGTATTAAATAAATATTTCAAAAAACAGAAAGATGGCTAAGAAGCAAGAAATATTACAAGAACTTGCAACATGGGTCGCAGAAACTGTGGACATAGCAAAAATTATTGCGACTCATAATAAAGGATTACCTCAAGAGGATCCAGCTTATGTTGTCCCCATAGATAACAAATCAGCATCTATTAAACAAAAAACACAACCATATGGTGTAAAAGTGGTTGTGAATCAAAGCACAAAAAGAGATGCTGTGATGGCAAAAATTTGGGAAAAGATGAGTGCTAAGAATATGATGGAACGAATCGAAGAAAAATATATAGAGACATTTAAAGAAAATGGAATAACAGTTACAGTAGATACTTTCACACTTAGTAGATTTGCTGACATATCATCAGGATCAAAATCTATAAAATTATCTTTACAAGAATATAATGATGATGGCACTAAGAGAACTGTAAAATCTACAGGTAATCTTGCTGATCCTACAAAGGCTCTTGTAATATTTGCAAAAGCATTAAGAACTGTACAGGGTGATCCACATGAATTGATGTCAGGTATTCTCATTGCAACTAATAAAATATATGATGAAAATTCAATTAATGGTTTGTCACTTGAGAAAAGAAATAAAAAACTTGAAGAGATATGTCAAGAAATATTTGACAATCGCAAAAAGGTAGATGGTTATAAAGAAAAAGAGGCAAAACTAATAGAAGGTGATATTGTAAATCTAGCAAAGGCACTATCAATATCAAATTATATTAATAAATTATTGCGTAGAAATAGTGCATCTAATGTTGAGGTTTATCAGACAGGTGCAAAATGGTCTAAGAATATTGCAAAATTTAAAGGAAAAGATAAATCAAGAGATACAATTATCAAATCATATAACTCATCTGACTTAATAATTAAATTTAACTTAGGAAAAGCGACTCATCATTGGGGTTTATCACTTAAGAAAAAAGGATATAAGGTAAATGAGGTTGATCCTACATTACTTAACAAACCAATAGTGGGTGATGCAGGTGGAAAGAAAACTGCCGGTTTCTTATTCTTGAAAGCAGGTAATTCTGATGTTCAAAAATTAAAAAATGCAGAGGATGAATTTTTTAAAGATGTTTATCGTGTAAGATTTGATGGTGAAGAACCAAAGACTAATAATGCATCATGGAAGAAAAAGTTAAATGATGGATTAGCAGGTGATGAAAAGAAAGCTGCTTTAACTGGAAAAGAATTTAGAGGTAGAAAATATCCTAAAAATACTTTCTTTGAAGAGATTGACAGAGTGTTTAGAAAAGTAATGAAGGATGATAATAACTTTAAAGAATTATTAGATTTAGTATTCAGACTTGATATAGATGAATACGTTAATCAGGAAAATTTTCACTTCAGTTTGATTACAGGTATTGGTGGATTGGAACCAAATGGAAAAATAAAAATAAACAAACCTAATGAAAAGAATAGTGTATTTTTAAAACAAGTATTTACTTCTATGTTTCAAGGTGAGAAGGTAAGTAATATTGCAAAATTTGATGGCAATTTTAAAATGCCAACCACAAAGGGAAAGTTTCAGGCCTTTGACAATAGGGCGACAGCAGCTAAGTTATTCTATACAATGTTTATAGATAGTTTACCAATAGTTGATCTTGAGGTCAGATATAAAGGTACTATCACTGCTAAACCTCAACTTCAAGTATTCATTACACGGAGGTTTAACAACTTTTTAAAATCTGCTCAAAGAAAAATGCAGAATCTAGGAGTTCACGCATACCTTAAGTAAATGAATAAAGAAATAGACGAATTGTTCGACTCGTTTGAAACGAAGTCAAAGAATAAGAGACAGATCTTTAATGACTTTCTCTATCACGTATTCACCTCTTTTGAAAGACTTATTACCAGTAAGAAGCATAAACGTAAATCAGATAAATATATACAAATGCGACAAAAAATT